GCGCTGAGATCTTGGCCCAAAGGACGTCGAATAGACCAGAGAAATTGGCTCTGCCTTTGCTGGGATATGTGAAGTTTAGGCCACCGCTGGTGGTTTTGTCTCCTGCCATTATTCCATCTCCAAGTCTTCTTTAGTTGGTGCGGTGAAGGTAGAGACTAGGGAGGTTATCTCTGCCTCGTCGCCACTTAACATTGTCTGCTCGATCAAGACTAGTCTATCCTTCAGCTCTAGGTCGACTCTTCGCATTTCGGCTAGGGCTTCTTCATCGTTATGTAATAGCGCCTGCACTACGTCTTCTACGTCGAAGAATCGGCAAAGGCAGTGCATGTCGTGTATATTGTTCATAATACTCCTGTTTAGGCTTCTGCCTTAGCTTTGTAGATTAGAGTTCCTGTGACCGTTCGGTTACCATTAGTGAATTGGCCGTTGGTTAGTTGTGATTGGTTAGTAACTTGTCGGAAGACTACAAGAGGTGTTCCATTACCTAGTACAGAACTCGCGGCTGGTTGAGCCGTAACAGCGGTTATATCGAATGTTCCATTGATGTAACTATCACGAGATATGAAAGGGGTGGACATGGTTAGACCAACTGCGCCTGCGCCGTCTGTTCCCCCGTCCCCGCCTTGGAAGACAGAGACGAATATATTTCCGGATAAACCTATATAATAATTCATTGTGATAGTAGTAAAATGGGGGGCTGTACCACCATTGTCTTGAAAGTGTGTGTTGGCCGCTGCTCCATTCTGATTTGTAGGAAACACTAGACCTCTAGCCTCATTAAATTGCCCTGCTCCATCACTTACGTCTAGGCTGGTGAAAGTCCATGCATCACTTGCGTCTTTGGAGGCTCTGAAGGAACCTATGTAACCTATAGCCTTGCTGGTGTAATTCGACTCTGTAATGTCATCGAAACTAAAGAGTCCATATTGCTGATTCATATTAGCGGCAGAGGGGTCGCCGATGTTGGCTGATGAAGCTGGGGTAATTATTAGGTTGGGTAGTCTGGTTATACCGAAGACTAGGTTGGCGTCGGAGCTATCCGCGAAACAACACACGTATTGTAGTAGGTTCTCTCCCCAAGCTATTGAGGCTGTAGTACCTTGTGTGTTACCGGTCATGTCGGAGGCTGTAAGGGTTTGATTAGCTGTGATGACGTGTTGAACTAGGCGACCAGGAGTAACATTCGAGGCCATGGTAACATAGGCTGGGTTTGTAGTGGATAGTGCTGTACCGTCTGCTCCTGCAATGGTTAGGACTCCAGCTGTGTGGGTAAAGGATAAGTTCCAGAAATGACAGCGGTGACCTTGCATCATCTGGGAGTTAAGTAAAATTGGGTCGTTAGAGGTTGATCCTACTAAGAGTTGGCCGGTAGTTGGAGCTGCTGTGACGGATAGTGGGTCAGTGCCTGAGCCGAGTATGATGCCGTGATCGGTGAAGGATGTAGCACCTGAGCCGCCTTGCTCTACTGAGAGTGTAGCTCCTAGTTCTATTTCGTCACTAGTGTTGACCCTAATAAGGTTAACTGTACCAGAACCAGCGAAATCGGCTCCTTGGAGCCACCCTGTATTGTTTAGTAGGATGGAGCGATCAGTCAGGGCGTTGCCTGAACCTGCGCTGTCTCTGTCGTGATTGTGTGCCGAAATGGTAGTAAACGAGTTGGACATGACAGCGTCCCAATTCGTCGTATCTCGGTTGGGGTATTGGAAATTAAGTCCCCCTGTGGTGGTGGTAAATCCAGCCATACTTTTAAACTCCTAAGTGCTTACTAATATATGTCTTTCGGGCGGACATGTGTTACAGAAAAACCCAGGGTTTGGCCCCTGGGAGTAGATTATACTGACGGCTTATCTGAGCCTAGTACACGAATACAGAAGTCTTCTGCTCCTGTGTCTGTAACAACAGTGAAACCGGAAGCTGATAGAGTAGCTGCTTTTATGTATGCAGGTGCTGTATGTGCTCCGATAGCTGTAATGAAGACGTTTGGTGCTTCGGTGAAGTTCTTGGTAAAGGTGAAGATTATTTCAGCTGTCGACCTTAAAGCTAAGAGGTTTGGTGTGTTGCTGGAAAGACCTGTGCTAGCCGCTGCTGATGCAGAAACCGCAGAGGAGTCTACTGTTGCAACTTCTTCGCGCATTTTGCGCCTTTCGATGCGTATTTCTCTTCTATTTCCTAGTGCCATGTTTAAATTCCTATAATTAAATCGAAGGGCTTACGCGTATTAATAGCAGCCTTCGAAGGGTTATTTAGCCTATACAGCTAGGTTGTGGATTTGTGCGTGGAAAGCAGGTTTGATAACTGCTTCTAGGTATCCGCCGTAACGAGCTTCAAAGCCGTCACTGTTTGCTTGACGTAGGATAACTGTTCCGTCTTCGTCGAACCATCCGAAACCAGGGCGGTGCATAACGTCGATGAAGTTATCGTTAAGAAGCCAGAATTCATCATCAGCGCAGAAGCGGCTAATTAGTAGAGGGATACGAGCAGGTCCTGCTTGTAGGTCGATAGCTTTGAAGCCGATACGTCCAACAAGTTCCTTATCACGAGGGGAAACCTCAAGATACTTGATGTCCTCTAGTTGGTTCTGTACTTTGGTGTACTGGGTGTAGGAGGTAAGGGCCAAGTTAGGGTACTTACCAACTTTACGGTGAACCTGTAGAACAACCTTGTTTAGGATGTCTAGTGAGATTTCAGCACCACCAGCGTTTTCACGGTAAGATCTCCAACGGCGTTCTGCTGCTAGGTCGATGCCGTAAACGGTACCAGTTGCAGTTCCAACGGTTCCAGCTAGACCAAGAGGATCGTTGTCCTTAGAGCCTTGCATGTAAAGAATGTCGGTGTCAGTTGCGCCGATAGAAGGTGTTCCAGTTACGATAACTAGGCTGATAGTCTTAGTGTCTGGGTTAACAGCTACAACTTCGAGTAGGTCACTGCCTGATCCGATGTTTACATAGTCATCTTCTTCCCAGTTAGCTTCCTTCCAAGTAGCGTCAGAAATGAGTACTAGGTACGGGTCACCACTAGAGCCGGTGCCTGTGTTGGTGCCAGCCATTGTACCTAGTGCTCCAGTGCCATCACTAAAGAGGATTCGCTCAAGGTTACGGCTGTATGACTCAACAGAGTTCTTGATAGATTCCTGTAGAAGGCGAACGAAAGAGCCTGCGTTATCCTGAGAAGCCATCATTGACTCACGATCGATAGTCATGCGAGCATAAAGCTTCTTAGGTTTAACGGTCATCTGTAGGTAAGTCTTAGGGTTGGCTGCTGGTAGTGAACCAGAACCAACGGAACCGCCGAAGCCTTTAGGCATGGTAGTTTTTAGGTCGTTACCTGTGAAGTCGTTGGTCTTCTTAACTCGTGAGAGTAGTACGTTCTCAGAGTTGTAAATCTTCTCTGATAGCTTACCGTATTTAGTTTTAAATAGTTCGTTTACTGTGGACAGGCTATAGTCTGCCATGATTGTATCTCCTTTGGATTAGTCGAGCAAATCCAATATGTTAATGTTTTCTAAATCGTCAAAAGTTATAATGTCATCCATCTTCGTTCGTGAAGAGGATGGCGCGCCCTTGGCTTTTGCCTTAGACTTTGTTGCTTTGGAGTCCTTCTTGACTCGTTCGGTTAGGGCTTCTACTGCTTTCGCTTCGAATGCCTTAGCCGCCTTTGCTGAGAGTTCTTCCTTTGTTATCCCTGGGTTATGTTTTTGCAACGAGGTTAGATACTCCATTGCTGAATTATCTTTGACCAATTCGGGGTTGAGGTCCCTAAGTACTTCTACTGCAACGTCTTGCTGGCTAACCAACTCATGATATTGGCCAACGGTAGCTGGTGTAAGGTCTTCGATTCCGAATTCTTTTAACTCCTTATGAAGCTCTTCAAACCTTGCAATGTCCATCCCGGTATTTTCCATTACTTCACTAACCTGGTTCCTTAGCGATGAGGCCTCGGCGTCAGCTTTCTGTGAAGAGTGGATCTTCTCGTTCTGTCCTTTGTAATAGTCGAGTTGCTGCTGCATTGCGCGTTGCTCACGCTCTGCTGGAGACAAATCAAGGTACTCTGCTATAGTCGGAGCCAGTTGCGAAACATAGTTTTCTACGAATTGGTTCCTATCTAGGCCTGCCACTTCGCATAAGAAATCTAGTGCTTCCTGAGCTTTTCCCGTCTTTGCAAGTTCTTGAAATTGTGATGCATTGTTGTTAAATTTTTCCACAGTCTCAGAGTGCGTCTGACGTTCTGTAGAGAGTTCTTGAAATTTCTTGTCGTAGTTCTGTTGTCCAGCGTAGTTGTCTTTGAGGTCCTGTAAAGAAACCTCTGACTCTTCGCCGTCTACGGTTACTTTGTGGAGGGTAGGCTCCTCTGATTGCTCGGGCTCTCCTTCTGTATCGTTAGATTCTTCTGGGAGCTCTCCATCTGATTCAGGCTCTCCTTTAGCTTCTTCTCCCAGCTCAGTAGGGTTATCTCCAGATTCAGCATCTCGTGAATTATCGCTAGGCTCGTGTTCAGGCTTTCCGGCTTCATCTTCAATTGCTTCAGGTGTGGGTTCTTCATTGTCTTGGGGCTCCGACGGTGTCGAGTTATAAGTGTTGCGTGTATTAGTAAGCGTCATCTCGTCTAGTGCGGCGTCTGCTGCTTCGAGAAACTCGTTTCTTGATTGGTCTTCTTCGCTCATTATCTAATCCTCTACTATTAGCCGCCGAAGTCAGCGGGGTTTTGATCTTGTGCTTCTGGTAATACGATCTCTTGATCGACCCCTGTATCTGCCGGGATAGGCTCTAATGGTGCCTGATGACTCTGCATAATCTCGCTGATTGTCATTGGTAGATTAAAGAACACAGGGTAGTTTTCGAAATCGGACAGCATGCCAGCGAACTTTGGATTAATCAAAGCTTTCTGGAACATTAGCCCTTCAGTCGTATTAAGGTGTTTTGCTAGTAACAAAGCTGGGGAATTGGTTTCTACGTCTTCCTCACCGGAAAGAATGGCCGCTAGAGCTGCGTTAGCTAGGCCTGGCTCGGTTGGTAGGGTTGCTTTGACAGTTGGGTTGTTGAATTGCTTAACGTGCGCTTCCCAGTGCCTTAGAAGGTCCTCAAACGGTTGTGCTTCAGCAACGTCGTTGCCTGCCATCATATCTTCGTTCTCTGCTTCTGCTGCGTTAACTGCTGCTGTGCTTAGGTCGAAGAAAGCGTCAGGGCTGGAAAAGTCTAGCATATCCGCTATCTTCTCTTGGGTAAAGAGGTCAGGGAATGCCTGGTTTAGTTGTATAACTGTTTGAATCCTTGCAGCCTTGGAGTCTGGTAAGGCTGTGACGTTCTGTACTCGAATGTCGTAGGAGTGCTTTAGATCGTCAGTGTTGAAGAACTTAAGTAGGTATTGGTTGTGTCGTCCTACCATCTTAATCATTCGCTCATCTGACTGGGTGTAAAAGTCACCGGCAGTTAGGGCGATTAGAAGGTAAAGACTCTGTAAAAAGTCTACGTGCTTAGCTATTGTTGTTGACTCGCGCTTAGTAGCCTGCTCTTCAAAGAACCCAAAAGCTTTGAATGCTTCCACGTTAGGGATGCCCTCACCTCTTCTAGTTCCTAGTGAGTTGCTTAGCTTCTCGAAAGTGTTCTCTAACTTCTCGATCATCTGCATGATGTCGTTGCTTACCATGTTCGGTACGGACCAGGTAGGAGGTACCCCACCTTTATACTGCACTACCCCAGGGGCGTTGGTTTGACGTTCGTTGGGATCGATGGACCCTGTAGGGACGAATAGCTTGGGTGCGGCTAGTGATCGATCACGTAGCATGATAGAGTAAAGAGTATTGATTGATCCCTGTAGAGCTTTCAAGTCTAGATAAGGACTCATGCCGCGCATTTCGCCTGGAACGTCTATGCTAGTTAGGCGTCGAAGAGGTAGCTCACCATGGGAATAAGGTAGTGGTTTATTCTCAAGGATAGTCTTGCAGGTAAATCGGATTTGGCGACCATCAGGAATCTCGGGGGTTGCCTTATGGTAAAGAGTGATGACCTTGGTTCGGTTGTCGGGCTTTTGGAGGCCGTAGCGGTATTCATCGTCTGTTGATCCGCCTTCGCAGGAAGGACCTAACTCTTTTGCGCTTTCAGGGAAGTCGACCTTTAGTTTTTCTATGTATTCGAACTCTTCTACCATGACCCATGACGAATCTTCGTACCTTGTCGATGGGTGAGGTTCTGGAAAGACCCTAAAAGGAAGAATCGTCTTTAGACCAACATCGCCAGTCTTCTTAACTTTGGTTACCTTTATGGTGCCTTCGTCTGTGGTAATCTCAACTGTCTTTTGTAGCTTACGGGCTGAAGGGTGAAGGTCTCCGAGCTCAGTATCCCATTCCACTAGGAGATAAGATTCTCCGAAAATGAAAGAGTCGCGTTGTACCCTTCTACGCTTTTCGTCAACGTTATACTCGTAGTTGTAGGAATCTAACCAAGACTTTACGACTTTACACTTGGCTTTGTCTTCGAACTCAACGCCGTGATTAGGTAGAACTGTAGTAGATGGTTTGAAAGTGCCCAATCTTGAGACTGAGGAGTCGGTTATATCTCTTAGGTGGTTGACTATCATGTGGCGAAATTTAGTACTGGACTGAGCTGATCCGGCACAACCTTCAGAGTCTCTGTATAGTCTACCTTTGGTGTCGACAGGCTTTGTAACAGACATGCCTTTGTAAAGGGCTAGATGCTGTAGACAAAGATCTTTAAACGGTTTGGTGTACTCAACTAGCTCCTCATGAGCTTCGTTAAGAGCCTTTAGTAGTTTTTTGTTATCGGGACTCTCTAAATTATGAGTCCACCAAGGAGCTATAGTGGGAGCTTTCCCAGAAGTATTATCTAACATTATTCAAAACCCTTAAGTAGCATCTCTTCTATTTTTCCTGTAGGAACCTCAGTGACGGGCTGGCCGTCTTCTTCTGGAGCTCCGAATAGGTGGGAGATATCTTCTTGTATCGCCTGAGGTTGGCCATGTACTGTGTGTGTAGATTGTGATGTGGCTCGAGCCTGTATATACCCCATTAGTCCCAGTATAAAACCGCTAATGGAGAAGAGGAACGCTATCGAAGAAATCACAATTGCTATCATATACCTTCCGTTTATAAGACCCTAGTGGGTGAGGGATTTGGTTAGTAGGCTCCCTCTTTGGATCGTATCCGGCCTACACTTATATGTTACTCGGCCCAATATGTGTTACATGTAATCATTCAAAAAGTCATTATTTAAGTCACCGCCCATAAGATTGTCGTGATTCATAGATTCTAAGTCTTCGTCTAGTGATACCCAGCGTGGTCGGCCGTCTACTTTGTGGCTTCTCTCTTGGGGAGTGCCTGCATAGTTGATGTGGTAATGTGAACATTGGATTAAGTATCGGAAGGCGTCAATTAAGTGGTCATCCTTCTTGGGTATGCGACCATGCTCGTCTTTGACATAGTTGGTCATCTCCCACATTAGGTTGGCGCACCTCTTGGACCAAATAACCTTCTTTGCTAGGAAGGCGTCTTTGATTGTGGAGAGCCCTTCGTCTTTTGACTTAGCTTTTTTGTTGGTTGGGTTGAATCCGTAACCTCTTTCCACCATTTCGTTTTTAAACCATGTGGCAGCTTCGTCATAGTAGAAGTTCCAGTTATCTCGACCTATGTAAGGGGCTAACTCTGCTAGTTTTTCTCTTATCATGGGTTCGATGACGCCTACCGTCTTCTCTCCTTCCTTGGTTAGGTAGAGTTCGTCCAGTAATACTATACGTTTAGTGTAAGGGTTGATAGAGGCGAACAGGACGGCGAAGGCTGAACCCTTTGCGGCTGAGCCTGGATCGCAGATGCAGTAAAAGTCTTGTGACCTCTCTGCTGCTGCCATTGCTTGAACGTGGGGTACTAGTTC